TCATCAGTGGGTCAAGAAAATGTTCATTGACCCTGCACCATACGGAAAACAATTTAATGCCACAGATATTGAGTCAGGTCGAGTTCTTACCTATCCAAAAGGACATAATAAAGAAGGACAAGCGTTATTTAAAAGAAGATTTATACCTGCAAGATTATCGGATAACCCATATCTCGCAGAGCAAGGTGACTATGAAGCAATGCTTCTTTCCTTACCTGAACACCAACGAAAGCAGTTGCTTGAGGGCGATTGGGATATTAAAGAAGGTGCTGCTTTCACTGAGTTTGATAGGAATATTCACGTTATTGAACCTTTTGACATTCCAAGAAATTGGGTTAAATTTCGTGCTTGTGACTATGGTTATGGGTCTTATAGTGGTGTGTTGTGGTTTGCTGTTTCTCCAGATGAACAGATTATTATATATAGAGAGTTGTACGTTAGTAAAGTCCTTGCCACAGATTTGGCAGATATGATATTAGAGCTAGAAGCTGATGATGGAAATATTAAGTATGGTGTTTTGGATAGCTCTCTTTGGCACAAACGTGGTGATACTGGTCCTTCTCTTGCTGAACAGATGATTATGAGAGGATGTCGCTTTAGACCATCCGACAGAAGTAGAGGCAGTAGAGTATCAGGTAAAAATGAAATACATAGACGTTTACAAGTAGACGACTTTACAGAACAACCTAGATTAGTATTTTTTAATACATGTACAAATATGATATCACAACTACCTGCATTGCCTTTGGATAAAAAAAATCCTGAAGATGTAGACACAAAAGCAGAAGACCACTTGTATGATGCTTTAAGATATGGTATAATGTCAAGACCAAGATTTAGTATATTTGACTATGACCCTATAGGTAGACCAAGCATGGGTATGCCTGTAGCAGATTCAACCTTTGGATATTAATATGGCAGAAGAAAATGATATAATGATTGAAGATGATGCTATAGCATTAGAGGATACAGAAGATACTGTAACTAAAGATGCAGGAGTAAGTAGTATAATCCCTTTCATACAAGAACGATTTAGTCGAGCAGAAGACTATCGTGAGAATGATGAGCAAAGATGGTTACGAGCTTACAGAAACTACAGAGGACTATATGGTTCTGATGTTCAATTTACAGAAGCAGAAAAGTCAAGAGTATTTATTAAAATAACTAAAACAAAAACATTAGCCGCTTACGGACAAATAGCTGATGTTTTATTTGCAGGTAATAAATTTCCATTAAGTATAGAACCTACAGAGCTACCTGAAGGTGTAGTAGCTGATGTTCACTTTGACCCAAAAGAACCTGAACAGATGAGAGGTGAAACATCTTTATCTAGTCCATATGGTTTTAATGGAGATGGCAGAGACTTAAAGCCGGGTGATACACTAAAAACACTACAAGATAAATTGGGTAGTCTAGAAAATAAACTAGAACCCGTACAAGACAAACTAAAAGAAGGACCTGCTCAAACTCCTACAGCTATTGAATTTAGTCCTGCTATGATTGCAGCTAAAAAAATGGAAAAGAAAATACATGACCAACTACAAGAGTCAGGAGCTAATAAACAATTAAGAAGTTCAGCTTTTGAAATGGCTTTGTTTGGAACAGGTATTATGAAAGGACCTTTTGCATTAGACAAAGAATATCCTAATTGGAATGACGAGGGTGTATATGACCCGTTGTTTAAAACAGTTCCACAAGTTTCACATGTTTCAGTATGGAACTTTTATCCTGACCCTGATGCAAATAACATGGAAGAAGCTCAATACGTGATTGAGAGACACAAAATGTCTAGGTCACAGCTTAGAGCTTTGAAAAAGAGACCATACTTTAGGTCTTCAGTTATTGATGAAGTTATAAATGAAGGTGAAAACTATTACAAGAAATATTGGGAAGATGATTTATCTGACTATTCACCTGACCACGGAATATATAGATTTGAAGTTCTTGAATATTGGGGTATGATAGACACAGATATGCTTGAAGAGCAGGGTGTTGAGATACCTAAAGAGTTACAAACTTTCGATGAATTACAAGCTAACGTATGGATATGTAATGGTAAACTATTAAGAATGGTATTAAATCCATTTAAGCCTGCAACTATTCCATATGTAGCAGCACCATATGAACTTAATCCATATTCATTCTTTGGTGTAGGTATTGCAGAAAACATGGATGATACACAAACCTTGATGAATGGTTTTATGAGAATGGCAGTGGATAATGCTGTATTGTCAGGAAACTTATTGATAGAGGTAGACGAAACTAACCTAGTTCCGGGACAAGATTTATCTGTGTATCCGGGTAAAGTGTTTAGAAGACAAGGTGGAGCACCGGGTCAAGCTATATTTGGTACAAAGTTTCCTAACGTATCTAATGAAAACTTACAACTGTTTGATAAAGCAAGACAGTTAGCAGATGAAAGCACAGGTATGCCATCATTTGCTCATGGTCAAACAGGAGTATCAGGTGTAGGTAGAACTGCTTCAGGTATATCTATGCTAATGAACGCAGCTAGTGGTAGTATAAAAACTGTAATTAAAAATGTAGATGATTATTTATTGAGACCTTTAGGAGAAGGTTTTTTTCGTTTTAACATGCAGTTTGATTATGACAGTGAGATAAAAGGTGACTTAGAAGTTAAAGCTAGAGGAACAGAAAGTCTAATGGCTAATGAAGTAAGAAGTCAAAGACTATTATCTTTCTTACAGGTTGCATCTAATCCTGCACTAGCACCTTTTGCTAAGTTTCAATATGTTATTAGAGAGATTGCTAAGTCTATGGATTTAGACCCTGAAAAAGTTACTAATAATATGAGTGAAGCAGCTTTACAAGCAGAGATTATGAAACAATTTCAAGGTCCTGCACAAGGACAACAACAATCTATGCAAGGTGGAGAACAAGCACCACCTGCAACAGGAGCTAACCCATTAGACCCTACAGGAGCAGGTGGGGGTAACATAGGCACAGGACAAGCACCTGTTCCGGGAGAGAGAGGATTTAGTGGTAATGGTGGACAAGCAAATACTCAGCCAACTGAAACTGTTAGTCAACAACCCCAAAATACTGAACAGCTTCAATAGTTATCTTGATGCTGTGATACAAGAACAACATAGAATATTAGAACAGTCAGACAATACTTTAACTGTTCAAAGGTCACAAGGTGCTGTGGCAATTTTACGTAAACTTAAATTACTAAGGGATGAAGTAAATGGCAGAGAAGAAAACAATTAAAGACGAAGACATCAAAGAAGCAGTAGAAGCTAAAGAAGAGACTGATGTTGGAGTTGCTGATACACAACTAACTAATCTTTCTAGAGAAGAACTTATGACTGAACTATATCGTAGAGGTCGTACACCCGAAGATGTAATTAATCAAACAAATCTTACAGGACCTGAGATAGAAGCACTTGCTACATTAAATGAAGGAAAAAATAAAGGTGGCTCAATATCCAAGCAAATGGAATTATTTTCAGAGGGTGGATTAAAACAAGAAGGTGGTTCGGTTGACCCTGTATCAGGAAACGATGTACCTGTAGGTTCTACAAAGAAAGAAGTTCGTGATGATATACCTGCACAGTTAAGTGAAGGTGAGTTTGTTATGCCTGCTGATGTTGTTCGTTTTCATGGTTTAGATAAGATGATGGAACTACGTGATGAAGCTAAAGCAGGTCTAAGAAAAATGGAAGCTATGGGTCAAATGGGTAATGCCGATGAAGCAACTTTACCTGATGATGTTCCGTTTGGTATGGATGACCTAGACATGGATGACGAACCAAAAGAAATGGCAGAAGGTGGTGTAGTACAAGCTGCTAATGGAACTTTTATGAGTCCAAATACAGGTATTGGTGGATTTCAACAATCACAGTTTGCTAATTATAATCCACAATTTACTCCTTATATGCCAACACAGCTACCCACAACTAGTTACATAATGCCACAACAACAGGCAACACCACTAGCATCACAACAAACACTTCCTAAATTTGAAGATGTTATACCTGCACCTGAAGGTAAGTATGATGAAATAATAGAGTATGAGAATGAAGAAGGTTCAAAACTTAGTATACCATTTGTAGATGGAAAACCTATTTATCCAATTCCAAAAGGATATAAAAAGGTAGATACGGATATAGTAAAACCTGACCCTAAAACAGCAACAGCACCTAAAGTTAAAAGTACACGAGTTATAGAAACAGGAGATGGTGATGCTGAACCTAGTTTAGAAGAACAAGGATATAGGAAAGGTGCTACTGTTACTTTTATGGGGGGTAAAAATGTTGATGGTAAAAGAGTTGGTTCTAGAGACATTGGAGTTATAGCAGATGTTCCGGGAGGATTGTTTGGTTTAGGTGGAACATTAGGTGGTCTTATAGCAGGTATAACAGGTAATTATCCTGAAGGTACAAAGTTTGGAATAAGTTTAAAAGGAGACCCTCAAACTATTAGATATGTTTCAGCAGAAAGATATAAAACATTAATAAATAATCCTGAAGAAGGGGATAAATTTTTAAATGATATGATTAAATCTAAATCAATCGAAGATGATGTAAAGTCTATATCTAAAGATAGAAGAATAGATGATAAGTTAACTAAAGACAAAGATTTTATGCAAGATATAAGTAGCATACAAAAAGGTATAACAGACAAGTCTTTCAAAGATACAGCACCGAAAGTAGACACAAGTACAGATGGTCCTGAAGATAGGTACGACCCCGGAACTCCTTCTGCCTCTATGGGAGATGATGACAACAGTTCCGTTAGTCAAGGTCCGTCAGGATATGGAGGAACAGGTTTTGGTTCTAGTTTTGCTACTGCAAAAGGTGGTTTTATTAGTAAAAAACCTAAACCTAAAAAGATGAAGCAAGGTGGATTAGCTTCACGTTAATAATCCACGATAAAACATTGACTTAGCATATAAGTCATGGTATAATGGCTACTTATCCCCCAATGTAATGGCTACGATAACCCCTAGGAGAAAATAAATGGCTGAAGAAGCACAAGAAATGGTGGTTGATGCTACACCTAAAAAGACAGCATTTATGAACAAGCGTTCTACTCATGAAGATAGAATTAAAAAAGATGAGCAAGAGCTTGAAGAACTAAAGAAACAAGTTACAGGTGAAACTGAAGAAACTGTTACAGAAGAGAAAACAGAAGATGAGGAAGAACCGAAGAACGCTGAAGAAAAAACTTTTAAAAAGCGTTATGGAGATTTACGAAGACACTCCCAAGAAAAAGAAAAACAGTTTCAAAGACAACTTGATGAATTAAAAGTACAGCTAGAAAAAGCTACAAAGAAAGAAATCAAGTTGCCTAAAACTGAATCAGAGATTGATGAGTGGGCAAAAGAATATCCTGATGTAGCAAAGATTGTAGAAACTATTGCAATCAAAAAAGCTAAAGAACAATCAGAGGTATTAGAAAGTGAAATTAGAAAAATAAGTGAAATGTCTGCAGAAGCTGCTAAAGATAAAGCTGAAGCAGAATTAATGAGAATACATCCTGATTTTGCTGATATCAGAGACAGCGATGACTTTCACGAATGGGCAGATGAACAGCCTAAATGGGTACAGGATGCATTATATGAGAACGATAATGACGCAAGGTCAGCAGCAAGAGCTATTGACCTCTATAAAGCAGATAAGGGAATTGGCAAGTCAACTAAGAGCAAGAGTGATAAAAACGCTGCTAAAGAAGTGGCTACGAAAAAAACTCGGTCTGTTCCTGATGCTGAAGGAAAAGTTAACAGAATAACAGAGTCTGAAGTACAAAGAATGTCTGCAGATGAATACGAAAAAAATGCAGATATAATTATGGAAGCTATACGTTCAGGCAACTTTATATACGATTTATCTGGTTCAGCTAGATAAAGTAGTTGACAAAGAGTTATTTATAAGTATAACTAATATCAACTAGAAATGTGACCTCTCCACGTGGACAACTCACATAATACTACACTTGGAAGCCTACCTGATGGTATGAGCCTATGTTTGACTAGCTATTAAACATACAACCTCACTATACTATTAGCCGATGACGAGTAAATATAGCACATTCGTGCATTTGTTTTATTTTCAAAATGGAGATGAAAATGGCATTTAAAACTGCAGCAGGTTACGGAAATCTGCCTAATGGTAATTTCTCCCCAGTTATTTACTCTAAGCAGGTTCAGTTAGCCTTCAGAAAAACATCCGTTGTTGAAAATATCACCAATTCAGATTATTTTGGTGAGATTGCCAACATGGGTGATTCTGTAAAAATCATTAAAGAGCCAGAAATCACTGTTAAGGAATATGCTAGAGGTGCAAACGTACAACCTCAAGACCTTGACGATGAAGACTTCACATTGACTATTGACAAAGCAAACTACTTTGCTTTTAAGATAGACGATATTGAAGAGGCTCACAGTCACGTAAACTTCTCTCAACTAGCAAGTGACAGAGCAGGTTACAGACTGAAAGACAACTATGACCAAGATGTACTTGGTTATT